CGTCCACGCTGCGCAGGAATTTGTAGCCAGGCCCCAAGTCACCTTCCGACTTGCCAGTGGCTTTGGCGAAGGAAGACAGAGCTTTCAGGATGTTCTGCGCCCGCTCCGCTGAGGTGAACTGCTCTTGAGTTGCGGTCGTCACTGTCCCAGGGCGAATGGTCAATGTTTCAGGATTGTAAGCGGCAAAGGCCGTTGGGTCGGCGCGGAACAGCGAACCCGCCATGCTCTGCTGGTCTTCGGGGGATAGGAATGGGATGATGTTGTTTATCAATCCCAGATACGACGTATTGGCGGTCAATGTAGAGGGAGCCAAACCTTTCCACCAACGCGGTGCCCCCGCTATCTTGTAGCTCTCAGACCAAGCAGGAGGGGCTGGAGTAGCCGCGGCCAATGCAGCTAGGCGAGCAGGCGAGGGACCACGCCCCTGCGTCTTTTCCCCCAAAAAACCACCAGAGCCACCGCCGCTCTGGGCCAAAGACCCGACGCCAGTCCCTGCCCTTGGAAGGGGCACATTATAAGGAATGCGGGCTTGATAAGGAGAATAGTAGACCGACCCAGGAAGCTCAGTCAAATTCTTTTTGGATGTCTTTATTGGATCCCAGTCTTTAGGAATGGGAAGCACGGGAACCAAGCCGCTGCTGCCACCTCTACTCTTTGCCATGTTGCCTCAACCTTTGCAGTTCCAGGTCCCTAACATAATCCGGGAACTGCCCCGGATACCTGTTCTGAACCGCCGCCATTTCTTCGGGGGTCAGAGATTCATAGAATACCAGATTATCGTCTGGTTCGCCCATGACTTTTTCCACCTTGCTCAAAGCACGCTCGGTGGCACGCTCAATGCGCTGGCGGGCTTTGTCAAAGCCGGGGACAGCCATTATTGCACCATACCTGGGGAGGCGTTTATCATCTTGTTCAGTTGATCCCCCTCACTCTGTCCAGCGGGCAGGCCGCCCTGCTCCTGTGGGGTCAATGCTCCAGTAGGTGAAGGCATGCCTTCAAACTGGGGCGGGGCGTTGGGTTCTTCTGGTCGCCCTCCCTGGTTCTTCATTGCCTGTTGCTTTACCAGTTCCAGCATTATCTTGGCCGCCTCATCCCCATTGAGGGCGCGCCGGCGCAGTTGGTTTATCATGGCATATTGCTGCATCACTGGGTCTTGCAGCAATCTCTCTTCCAGCTTGCGCTCTTCCATATCATCCGGCTGCTCAATGTGCAGGTAATGCTCCATACGATAGGATAGCGGAAGCTCGCCTTTAGTCTGTACAAAGAAAGCATGATTGCGGGCTTTCTCATTGGGAAACTCGGGCGTAATCTTGCACTCCACCATGTATTCGTCAATTCCCGTGCCCGATACATAATCTGCAAACGCCCGCCCACGGGTGCGACCATACACGCGAATGACATTATTCCCAGCAAAGTTTTTGGTCAGGCGCAAAACTTTCTCTGCCCATGTCTCCCACTGCAAAGCCAAATGGCGCACGGGCTGCTCCAGACGAATGCGGTTCTGGTCGCCCATCAGGGAAAGAGCATAGCCAGAGGGCTCCTTGGAGCCACCCATCATGGCATCCGAGAAACCAGATTGCTGCACCTTGGAGCGCAGGTAGCCTACATGCTCTTCAAAATCAGGTGGGTTGCCCGGCCACTGGGGGAAGCGGATGTCAGAGCCTTGCTGCAACTTGACGATGCGGGCGAGGCCGGGGTCAATCTGAATGTTCTGCCCCGGCCCAGCCATGGCAATCAACGGAAGTTCAGAGTACACATCCAGTTGGAAGGTACGGCGGTTGATGGCACGGTTGAGTAATTCCACCGAGGTTCGCAGGGGTTGAATGATGCCATGCCCCCAATCCTTTGATTCGGTGCGGCTGACCGGCTTGAAGAAGCCCTCGGTGTACGGCAGGTCTTCATAGCCCCACATAAATTGGACATCGCGCACAAACTGCTCGTCTACCAGAATAGCATTGACGGTGCCGATTTGCGTGGGCTTGGCATCAGCCGCCCAAGGTTGGAACTTGCGCCAATCATAGCGGGTTTCCAAGATGGGTTCATTCTCTTCATCCAACAGCATTTCGCCCTCTGCTCCCATGGCCGGCGTTTCATATTTATTGGTAACTTCTACCAATTCCCAATAATCGGAAACGGTGGCTAAGGTCGTGGCTTTATCGGCGGGCTGTAAATGGGAATATTTATCCAGCGTCACCCCATACCGCTCTTCAATGGTCTTCACTGGAAGTTTTTCATCCCGCACCACCGCCTGCCAGCGGCGCGGGCCGCCGGGCAGAAAGCTCACAGTCAACGCGTCAACCACCTGCACTCGCAACGGCGACTCCAACAAGGCGGGTACCTCTTTGGTGCCCTCTTCCATGCCTTCATCCGGAACCGTAACCATACCCTCAGCACGGCGGGCTATCTTTGGATCCCAAACGGTATAAATAACGCTGGAGCCGTCCCGCACAAATTGGAAGTCATTCCAATATTCAATATCGTAAGCCTCACGGCGCGAAGCGACCATCAAAACGCCGTTCAAGTATTTCTCTACGTTGCTGGATGCCTTCTGCTCCTGAGCATCTGGACTCCATCCATGTGCGCTCCAATCCATACGGTTCGCCAGTAAAATGCCCACCGCCAAATCCACTACGTTGGTATAGGTCGGGTCAGAGTAGCGAATTTCACCGCGCTTTGCTTTCTTCTCATGTTTATAGTGCTCGAACAAATACAAGTCGCGGTATTCCTGAATGCGCTTATGCCAGTCTTGGGAGGCGGTGCGGGCTGCGCCTATATTTTGAATAACAGCCAAGCGGTTCAAGTTGCTATCGGTCATTGGTCATCCTCGCGAAATTGATGCGGGAGCCATGCTGGAGATGAAGGGTCGGTTGTCCCCCATGCAGTTCGATCCCCGAATGCAGATTCAAGTCGGATCGGTTCATTCGCATTCACCCCTCCCGATGCAATTGCCAGACGCGTAGCCATGGCTAATGCGATGGCGGCATCCACCGGGCGGGCGGCGCGGGCCTTATCTTTTCGGATAGTGAAACCCCCTGCCCTGCCCTCGGCTACCGCCATGCGGAGGTGGTTGCGCATTTCCTCTGAAGGATAGGCACGGAAGTTATCCGCCCGCAACACCTCGGATAGCGCATGGCTGGCCGCCGTCATTTTCGACGGCGACTGTGTGTATTCTATCATAGGAAGACCAGCCCTGACAAGTCTTACAGAGGTCTGGTGCATATCCTTGGGATCGTAAGCTATCGCCTGAAGATTGAAGTTCTTCTTCACATCCATCAGGAAGGGCTCTATGGTGGTTTCAAAATCAAAGACCTCCCCAGGGACGGGAGTCCAAATACGGTGAAATAACTGGATGATGTCTCCCTTTGCACCATCATAGCAAACTCCTACAATGGCGATGCAGTCATGCTTGGTAGCGGCATCCAAGCCCACGAACACAGGATAAGTGCGATAAGGATGCTCTCTCCAAATGAGAGCATCTTTTGGGTAGGCGGCGGCAGCCCTATCCCACCATTCGGCAGGAATGAATTCCTCATGCGAAGTAACCCACCGATTTTCATGGAAGCGCAGGTATTCGGCGGGGCGCAGGGCGGCAAGCTGCTGGGTCAGGTATTGGTCAGTTTGCCATGGCATGCGATTTTCGTGATCCCAATATACGAATAGCCGCCCATTGCTCCAGCACGGCAGGTCTTCCAGCCCGGGGATGGGCTGGCCGCGCCCCTCGGGATGTTCGTCAGTACCCACACCCTTCAAGTATAAATCCCACAGCAAATCAGATTCATTTTCAAAGCCTGCATATGTGGCTACGAACTGAATGGAGTTCTTGACTGTGGGTATGGGAGTGAGTTCTGCCCACATTCGCATATCCAGGCGACTCAAGTAGGCCCATAATTCGTCCCATACAGAGAGAGAATGGCGGGAGCCGGCGGCTGCTTTGTACGACTTAGCCAGAGCCTGAATATAACTGTCATTGGGATACTGGATTTTATAGGCTGTAACCATATTGTCATCACGAATATTCCACCGCTCGGCATGCTCAACATGAAATTTAGCGTCGCGCATCACACGCCCCTCAGCCTGCTCTTGGCTGGAGGCCACGACATAAATCTCACTGCCAGGGTCAAACTCCTCTGCCGCCCATGCCGCCACCGCCCCGCCCAAAGAACTTTTGCCTCCTTTTTTAGGGCAGGAATAAACTATGGTGGCGTAGGGCAGGATGCCATTAGCATCCGGGGTCAAACAGTGTTCCAATATGCGACGCTGAAAAGGGAAAAGAACGAGGGGGCCGGCCCCCGCCCATTCTCTCTTCTCAGTGTCCCATGTCTGACGGACAATGAATTTTTCTTGGTCAATCCAATCGGTAAAAGAACGTATGATAATCCCCCTAACTAGGACTTAGTTCCTACTAACTCACTACTACCTTTGGTAGTTTTGCGACTACTATTGGCAGTAGTTTCATTAGCGAAATGAGTGCTTGTGTACAGATTCAATCCACCCATAAAACTCATCAATGCTCATCGCTCCCTTTGCCATGTTACAGCGATGGCAACACGCCACTGAATTTGCTTTGGTGTATCCCTTATTGTTATCTTTCCTATCTACCCCATTGTAGACATATGAAAATCTATGCCTCTTCTTTACCATGCACGGCAGCCCGCCGCAATAATAACAAGGAAGTTTTGTAAGGCGGGCAAATTCTTTGATGGATAAGGAAAACTCTAAACCTCTAGAAGAGGATCCCCTCCTGTACTCATATAGGAGCCAGTTGAATGCAGATACTCCTTTTACTTTATACACTATCATCCTTGAATATTTTTAGCCCAATTTCTAGCTGTGCGCTCCTGAACCCCCGGAAACCTCTCCATAATCTGCTTGGGCGTCAATCCAAGCAATGATTCCTTTTCATCCTTGCTGAGATTGCGGTAATTCCACCTACTGTCATTTGCAGTGCTGGCTGCCCCCTTTGCAGTACGTCGGTACCATCCCTCCCGCTTACTGATGTAGGCCATAGCAAAAATTAGGACGGGCGGGACGGAACCAATTACCCACGGCCATGGTTGCGGAATGCCACCACCCAAGACATAGAAGCCCACATGGAAGGCGTAGGAGATCAGGGTCAATACAGTCATCCAAAACAACGCGGCGGCGCGCCCGATGCTGCTGCGCAGGTAAACCAGGATGGTACGATAGTGACCCAGGTCGGTGAGAATGCCCATGGCAACTGCCACCGGCCACCACTCAAATGCCGCCATCACAGAAATATAGTGAGGAATGGCAACGAGGATGAGCAGGGGTACCAAATCGCCCCGCTCCGCCCACTCCACTATCCCACTGTACAGCTTCTTTAGCAGATTCAAGATTTGCGCTTTCTTCCGGCGGCGGCCCACTGAGCCATCTTCTTAGCTCCATATTTCTTTCGTCCCACCGTGGCGGCGATGGAGCGGGCAGATTTTTCACTGTGCCCCTTGCGCATCAGGGCGGCAGTCATGTGCGCAAATCTCACCCCGCTACCGGGTTTTGATTTTGTCTTCACCGCGCCTCCCATTGTAGTCTGATTGACATTAGACATCTCCCCTCCAATCAAATAAACAGGAAGGAATATAACCAGGCGGTAGGCTACCTAATGATGGAAGCACCCCCAACTTGGCGAGAAGAGCGCAATTCAATACAACCAAGATGGCAGGGAAGAGGCAAAGTAAATTACTATATCCCCAAACACCATAGTATTTATCGCCCCTATTCCATTTAGCTCCAACAGTGAATTGGTTGGTCTTGCACTGCACATCTCCCCAATAGTCTACATTATCTTTGGGAATGACAACCCCCTTCACAATAAGCTTAGTCATTGAGAACCTCCTTCAGTTCCCTTTTTGGGAACACTTCCAAAGCAGAATTGGTGGAGCAATTGATGATAGAGCGGCCGGCTGCCTCATAGAAGTCCCTAGCCATTGTATACGCTCTCTCGGCATTCTGCAAGTCTGGCGCATTCCATCGAACCCCAGCCCCAAAATAATCCCCACTAAAATGGTTCTGGTCAGCCCCTCCGCTGACTAATTCTTCGTTAGGTTCCCCGCTGTATTCATAGCGATGATCGCAGCCGATCAGGATGACCTGGTGGAAGCCCATGAAGTAAGCCAATTGCAGGGCGGCGAAGGTGACGGTGTGCCCACCCCAGATGGAGTGGGTAACATCATGGGAGAATCTCTCCTCCTCTGTATCCAAGTGCAATCCGTAAACATGGGATGCCCACAGGCCGGGCGTGGGCGGGATGAACAGGGCATGCACATCCGCCAATAGAATACTGCTCCCAAATTGCTCCAACACCAGCTTATTTGTAGCCACCCCATAGGTCACGGGCAGGTCTGGCTTTAGCTGGAAGCGATTCAATCCAAAGACAATT